GCGGCTTCGCGCCGCCGGCCGGCGAATCATCCCGCACGCGCTGGCTGACCGAGTGCGTCGTGCGGTTCGCAAACGATGCCCAATTTGAGGGCGGCGGCGCAGGAGCAGGGCCATGAGTGGCCGCATTCCGGGTCAAATCGCGCCGCGTTCCGGGTACCCGGAATGCCTGAAAGGCAGGCAGGGCAAGGCTTGTTCCGGGCATTCCGGGCATTCCGGCTCCGCGCGCACGTATACAGAAGTACACGCATACACGCGCACGCTCTCGCGCGCATCACTTCTTCTCACACGCGTACACATAGGGAATACCCGGAATGCCCGGAACAAGCCTTGCGTAGAGCGGCTTCCAGACATTCCGGGTACCCGGAATGCGGCTTCCAGACCCGGAATGTTTGCCGTGTCACCCGGAATGCCGATGCGGGGTGCGCGATGAGCCAGCCACAGAAGCCACTGCGGCAGGCCATGCCGCTGGTCGCCGAGTTCATCGACGCCTGCGCGGCCGAGTGGGGCGGCAGGACCGTTGGCGCAATCATCCGCGCCGGGCTCGACGGCCAGCCTGTGTTCCACGCCAGCGAAGGCGGCCACGAGATCGGCACGCGCATCCCGCCGCCGTCTGCCAGCTACACCGCCGACGAGCTGCTGGCCAGTTCGCCACGTGGCGGCGCAGCGCCTGGCGGAAGCAGCAGAAAGGAAGCGACGCGATGACCAGCGAGCCGATGAGCCAGGCCGAGTTCGCGCGCCGCGCCGGCTACGCCAAAAGCTACGTCACGGCGCTGAAGCAGGCCGGCCGGCTGGTCATGACTGCCGACGGGCGCGTCGACGCGGCGGCCAGCGTCGCCCGCATCGAGGCCACGCGCGACCCGAATCGCGACGATCTGGAATCCCGGCGCGCCGGCCGCATGGCCGCGCTGCAGGCGCCTGCAGCGCCCGCGGCAGGGCCGGCCAATGCGGAAGGTCCAGCGCCGGCAGAAAAGCCCGCTGTGGCCGCCGCTGGGGCCGCTGCCGACCGTTCCGAAGTCGGCCGCAGCTACCAGGAAGCGCGCGCGCTCAAGGAACGCTACGCCGCGCTGTCTGCGCGCCTCGAGTACGAGCGCGCGGCGGGAATCATGATCGAGCGCGAGGCGGTCGCCGAGGCGGTGGCGGATGTCGTGATCTCGATCCGGCAGACGCTCGAGCAGATGCCGCACAGCGTGGCACCCGAGCTGGTCGGCTGCGACCTCGACACCATCCGCGCGCGCCTCAAGCGCGAGATCGCCGCCGCCTTGGCCGATCTCGCCCGGCAGATGCGCGAACGCCTGCAGCAGATCGCTGGCACCGCGGAGCCGGCCGCATGAATGCCAGGACGCATCAACCCGGAAACATCGCCACATGGCAGATGTGGGCGCCCCGTTGCTTGAGACGGGAAACCGCGCACCTCCAAAGAAGCAAGTCGCCGCGCCCTTCTCCGAATCTGCCAAGCGCGGCACCCATCACCAGCACCGCCAGCAGAAAGCGAGGCAGCCGAATGAAAACCGTCATCACCGCCAGACCGGAGCACCCGTGCGCCGCAGCATGCTGCATCGACTACCGCCGGACCGAGCTGCCGGCCCGCTCCATCGACTGGTGCATCCGGCACGTGACCCCGATGTCGCCCTGCGTCCACCTGCGCGCCTGCAACGGCGCGCGCGATGATGCCGGCCGCACCAACGGCGCGTTCTGCGGCAAGCCGAGGAAAGGGAGGGCGGCGGCATGATCCGCGTCGAGATTGCCGGGCTGCCGGCCGCGCAAGCCGCCCTGACCGGGTACGCGAACCAGATCCCGTTCGCCGCAGCGCGCGCATTGACGGTCACCGCGCATGCCGTCAATCGGGAAATCCGCGCGCAGATGGCGGCTGGCATCGAAGGCGGTGCCACCCCGTATGCCCTGCGCGCATTCGCCGTCCAGGCTGCCAGCAAGACCACGCTGACCGCCATCATCGGGCTGCGCACGGCGCAGCAGTCGTCTGGTACGCCTTACGAGCAATCCATCGGGCACCTGTTCAGCGGCGGGCAGCGCAGCCTGAAGCGCATCGAGCAATGGCTGCGCGCGCGCGATCTCATCCCGCCAGGGCTGCAGATCGCGCCCGGGCCGGCCGCGCCGATCGACGCCAGGGGCAACGTCCGCCGCGCGGCGCTCAGCGAAATGCTCGGCGTGCTGGAGTCGGCCCGGCGCGGACTGCGCAACCTGCGCGTCTACCGCAAGGTCGGCCGCGGCAAGATGGCCGCCGACGCGATCGGGTTCTTTGTCGCCTGGCCGAACGCGCAGCGCTCCAGGCACCTGCAGCCCGGCATCTACCGTCGCATCGAGCGGGGCGCCGACAGCGCCGTGCAGCCGTGGTTCTTCTTCGTCGCGCCGCCGCCGTACAGCCGGCGCTTCGATCTGGAAAGCATCGCGCGGCCGGTCGTCGCCAAAGGCTTTGCCGCGGCTTTCGCGGAATCGCTCGAAAAGGCTACGGCGAGTTCCCGATGACAGTGTGACCGCCATCCAACAAAGAGGACCATTGATATGAAACCCGATAACAAAGCCATCGAAGACATGCTCGGCATGTTCCGCACGACTCTGGAGCGCGGCTACAAGTTTGTCCTGTGCGTCGAGACTCCGCCGCCGAGCTTGACTGTCCAGCAATCGAACATGCCAGACCGCGAACAGGCGCGGATGCTTGAGCGGTTTGCCAGAAGAACCCGCCGTGACCTGCGTGACGGAGAAGGCCCGGAGATATGACCGCCGCAGCCCTTTTCCTATCGACCTTCGCCCTGGTCTTCCTGCTCGGCATGCAAAGCCTCGTCGTGCAGGCCGACATGCGGCGCATCGCGTTCGCCAACAGCTTCTTCATCGGCGCCGCGAACCTGGTGCTGTTCAAGCTGGCTCCGGATGCCGCCGGGCTCGAGATGGCGGCATACCTGAGCGGCGGGCCATTCGGCATCATCGCTGCCATGGCCGTGTTCCGCTGGTGGAGAGCGCGTCGCACATGAGCGCCATCACCGACGCCCAAATCATCGCCCTGAAAGCCGCCGCTGCGGCGATTGCGCCGAAACCGTCGCCGCTGGTTTCAGAGTGGGCGCAACAGAACGTCATCCTGTCCGAAGAATCGTCCGCAGAGCCTGGCGAGTGGAAAAACTCCCGCACCCCGCACCTGGTCGAGATCATGGACCAGCTCTCGGAAGATTCGCCGGCGCGCATGATCGTCCTGATGAAGTCCTCGCAGGGCGGCGGCACGCAGGTCGCCAGCAACTGGCTCGGCAGCATCATCGACTGCGCCAAGGGCCCGGTCGCGGTGGTCATGCCGACCGACAAATCGCTGGCCGACTGGCAGGCGCAGAAGTTCGACCCGATGGCGCGCAGCACGCCGGCGGTCGCCGCCGCCCTCTTCACCCGCAACAACCGCGCGAGCGACAACAACAAGGACCGAAAGCGCTTCACCGGCGGCATGCTCTACTTCAAGACCGCCGGATCGACCGCCGACCTCAAGTCGACCAGCCTGCGCTATGCCATCGCCGATGAGGTCGATGAATGGGACTGGAGCACCATCCAGGGCGACCCGCTCGGGCTTCTGGAAGTCCGGCTGACCACCTTCCACGACCACAAGATGTTCGCCGTCAGCTCTCCGACCGTCAAGGACGCTTCGCGCATCGAAGAGGCCTTCGAGGCCGGTGACCAGCGCCGCTATCACGTGCCATGCCCGCACTGCGACGAGCTGCAGCACCTCAAGTGGGCAAATGTCCGCTGGAGCGCCGTCGAAGTCCGCGGCGACCTGCGCTGGGTGCGCGCCGCATGGTACGTCTGCGAGCACTGCGGCTGCGAGATCGAGGAGCACTACAAACCGCGGCTGCTGGCCGCCGGCCGCTGGATCGCCGCCAACCCGGGCGCGCCGTATCCGAGCTACCACTTCAACGCCCTGTACTCGCCGATCGGGCTGGGACGATCGTGGGCCGAGCTGGCCACCGAATGGCTGCGCGCGCAGGGCGACAGCGCCCGGCTGATGCGCTTCATCAACACGCGCCTGGGCGAGACCTGGGCCGACCGATCGCGCGACATCAAGCCAAACGCCCTGAAGGCGCGCGCCGAGCCGTGGCCGATCGGCAGCATCCAGCCCGGATGCTGCGTGCTGACCGCTGGCGTCGACGTGCAGGACAACCGGATCGAAATCCAGGTCGTCGGGCACGGCCGCGGCGATCGCACGTGGACGGTCGATTTTCACATCCTGCACGGCAGCCCGGCGGACGACAGCACCTGGAAGGCGCTCGCCGAATACCTCAACCGCAGCTATCGCGCGCCGAACGGCAAGGAACTGCACATCGAGGCCACCGCCATCGACTCGGGCGGGCACTACACGCACGTCGTCTACCAGTTCGTCCGCAGCCGGGCCGTGCGCCGCTGCATCGCCATCAAGGGGCACTCGACGCCCGGGCGGATCATCCTCGGGCGCCCCACGAAGCAGGACATCAACTGGAGCGGGCAGGTGATCAAGGGGGGCGTCTCGCTCTATACGGTCGGCGCCGACACCGCGAAGCACCTGCTCTACCAGCGCCTGGCGGACGACGCCGGCAAGCCTCCGGAAGAGCGAAAAGTGCTGTTCTCGGAAGACTTGCCGGACGAGTACTACGAACAGCTCGTGTCGGAGACCTACAACCCGCGGCGCAACCGCTGGGAGCTGAAGAAGGGGAAGCGGAATGAAGCGCTGGACACATGGATCTACGCCTGCGCCGCCTCGCACCATCCCGAGCTGTACCTGCACAAGTGGCGAGCGAGCGACTGGGACCGCCGCGAAGCCGCACTGCGCGTCGCCGATGAGCAGCCAGCCGCGCAGCATCCGGCGCCCGCTGGAGAGTC